TATCAAGGTGGGCTATTGCTGGCAAAACTGGCGATAGCCCATTCTTACATTGGAGATTTAAATGGCAGCTGGCGATACCGCATTATCAATTTGTTCTGATGCTTGCGTAATGTTAGGCGCAAAGCCCATCTCCTCGTTTGATGAAGGAACTGATGAGGCATCGATTGCAGACCGCTTATATTCGGATATCCGCAATCAAGCACTCATGCTTTACCCTTGGTCATTTAGCTTTAAAAAGACCTCTATTGCACGATTGGTAACAACCCCTACCAATGAGTACCGCTACGAATATCAACTGCCTGGAGACCGCTTAGGATCGCCCAGAGCAGTATATGACACAAGTGCTGTTGGCATCCCACCACGCAAAGAATACAGAATCATGGGCAGCAAGTTATTGACTGACTATGAGGCGGTTTATATTGATTATCAATATGCCGTACCCGAATACGATATGCCTAGTTATTTTGTGCAGTTGCTCAAATATATGATGACTTGGCATCTTGCTTTACCTATTACGGATCAGACCGAGAAAAGCCAGTATTGGCAATCTGTCGCCATTGGATCACCAGCCGAGAATGGCAGAGGTGGATACCTAAGACAAGCTATGAATATTGATGGCCTTAACCAGCCAACCAATGCGATTAACGATTTCTCACTTATTGCTGTGAGGTATTAATGGCTCGCTTTGTCTCTATCCAGACAAACTTTTCTACAGGCGAGTTAGACCCATTGCTCCGAGCAAGGGTTGATTTAGCAGCCTACTCTAACGCATTAGAAGAGGCCACCAATGTGGTCTGCCAGCCACAAGGTGGCATTAGACGTAGACCCGGCACAAAGTACATTGCATCGCTACCAAACAGTAGCACAGAGTCAGCCGGTAACGGCACACGTTTAGTTGAGTTTGAGTTCAGCACATCGGATTCCTATATGCTTTGTTTTACGCATAATCGGATGTATGTATTCAAAAACAAGACTCAGATTACCAACATCAATGGCTCTGGCAACCCATATCTTGACACGTCAGGAGTTGGCTTAACTGGCGCACGTTTAGCAAACATTGTTTGGACTCAGTCGGCTGATACGTTGATTGTGGTTCACCCAGACATCAACCCAGTAAAAATTGTAAGAGGAGGTACTGATGCTACCTGGACTGCTTCTGCTATTACCTTTGATTCTATTCCGAAGTATGCTTTCACCGCTGCTTTTTCTAATCCAGCCGGTACGCTAACACCATCTGCTGTATCTGGTAAGGTTACGTTGACCGCATCGTCTAGCGTGTTTACATCTGGTAGCGTTGGCCAATACGTCAACGCATCTCCACAAGGCAGAGCCAAGATTGTTAAGTACACATCTGGAACGTCAGTTGATGCAATTACTGAGTTTCCATTTTTTAACACATCAGCAATTGCTAATGGTTCATGGGAATACGAGTCAGGTTATGAGGCTGTTTGGTCAAGCGGTAAAGGCTGGCCACGCTCTGTAACATTCCATGAAGGCCGTCTGTACTTTGGTGGATCGAAGTCTCGCCCATCAACCATATGGGGTTCTAAGGTTGGATTATTCTTTGACTTTGACCCAACAGAGGGTTTAGATGATGATGCTGTAGAGGCAACTCTAGACACCAACACATTTAACGCTATCGTTGACATTATCTCTGGCCGAGATTTACAAGTGTTTACTACAGGAGGTGAGTTCTATGTTCCCCAAAATGGTCTTGACCCAATTACTCCAACGAATTTCTTTGTTAAAACAGCAAGCCGTAACGGCATTAAAGAAGGTATTCGGGTTCAGCAGTTAGAGTCTGGTACATTGTTTGTACAGAGACAAGGAAAGGCATTAAATGAGTTTGCTTATACTGATACGCAACTTACATACGTCACACAAAAGATATCGCTTCTTGCTGGGCATCTCTTACGGACTCCATCTCGCATGGCTTTGCGTAGGTCTGTGGCTACTGACGAAAACGACTTACTGCTAATTACTAATAGCGATGACGGCACAATGGCCGTATTCTCGTTATTAAGAGCGCAAAACGTAATCGCCCCATCAGAGTTCACTACAGTTGACGGATCCTTTGTTGATGTGGGTGTGGATATTTCAACCATCTACACAATAGCAAAGCGCAATGTAAACGGCACATTCCAATACTACGTTGAAGCTTTTGACAATGATTTGTTAACAGACTCATCTAAAACTGGTGGAGCTGCTGCATCCGTTTCAATGAGCCATGTAGCTACAGAGACAGTTAACGTCATTCTTGATGGATCTGTACAAGCTGACCAAGCAGTACCAGGCGGTGGCACAGTCACATTTCCACGTTCATCTGCTACAAAATACGAGGTTGGTTTGCCAATCACAGTACGAGCTGTAACCATGCCGGTTGACCTAAAGCTACAGACAGGCACACGCATTGGATTTAAGAAGAGAATCGTTGAGGTTAACGCATTGGTTGCCAACACCCAACACCTAAAGATTAATACAATCCAAGTACCATTCAGAGCGTTTGGCGATATTCTTGATGAGGCAGTTGACGAATACACAGGCACAAAGACATTGCATGGCATATTGGGTTACACGACAGAGGGCAAGATTACAGTTGAGCAAGACGTGCCATTGAAGATGACCTTGCTCGGTTTAGAGTACAAAGTAGCAACACACCAGGGGACATGATATGGAAGTAGCAGCCATAGCCTTAATGGCCGTTAGCGCAGCCGGATCCATCAAGGCTGGACAAGACCGCAATAAGATGTATCAGATGCAAGCCAAGCAAGCAGAGGTTGAGTCTGACCGCAGAGCTGTGCAGTATGAGTTACAGGCTAACGAGATTCTTAGACGTACTAACCAAGCTAACGCAGCTGTAGTGGCTCGTGGCTTTGCTGGTGGCACACAAGGCTTTGAGGGATCTGCGGGATTGATACAGCAAGTAAATAATACTAAGGGTGGCAAAGAGTTTGTGTTTGCTTTGTCTAATGCAGATATGACAAAACGTAGCGGTCTTATCCAATCAAGCCTGTATCAAGGTGCTGGACAGATTGCTGAACAGGCTGGTTACTTTGATGCTGCTGGTAAATTGGGTTCTGCTGGATTTCAATATGCAAAACTTGGTGGGCCTCCTAGCACCCCTAGCGCAAGGGTTGATTTAGCTGGCGCTGATTTTTAATTTAAAGAGATTAAAGTAATTATGGCAGAACTTCCACGCTACCAATCAACTGGCTATTTGCCAGCAGACGTTCCACGTCTAGACTTTGCTAATATCAAAGAGTCAGTTGCTATGACTCAAGGCATTAATGCATCATTAGATCGATTGGCTGGGTTTGCATTTAAAGAGGCTGCCGAAAAAGCCCAACGTGAAGGTTTGCAATATGGCGCTGAGAATATGCCTAGCGCAGAGCAAGTAATGAGGGCAATGGAAGAGGGCAAAAGCCCATCTGAGTTATTTGCAAAGCCTGGCACAATATTTGGTGATGCTGCTAGAAAAGTACAGGCTGGCCAGTTGCGTAGCGAGCTAGAGGTTCTTGGCCGTCAAGAGTTGGCTAAGTTAAGCGCTACTGTAGAAACAGGAACATTTAACTTACAAGAAGTACAAACCACCATCAAGTCATTGACAGCTGGATATGCTAGAGCAATTAGCGCTGTAGATGCTGAGGAGGGCTTAAAGTTCAGAAGCTCTATGGCTACTGCTGGTAATTCAGTATATGTAAAAGCAACTGAGAATTTTGCAAAGATTGTAGCTCAAGGAAAGATTGCTTTAGCTGATGATGCATTGGCTGCAACATCAACCATTATTGCTGACACCTTAAAATCAGAAAACGATCCAAAGATATTATCGGATCGCATTATGATTGAGCGTAACAGAATATTTGAAGTTGCTATGCAAACAGGAGATCCAGCGTTTGTTAAATCAACCAGAGAAGACTTTAATAAAAAAGTTCTCAATGCTATTGTTGATTACACACTAAGCCCTACATTTGCTGATACCCCATCCCAAGCAATTAAACTTATTGAGTCTGGTAACTTTGGTAAGTTGTCAGAGTTAATGAAAACAGTTGATAGGGATAAACTCAAAAAAGCATACATTGAAAGAGCTGGCGAAGAAGCTACTATGTGGGATCGTGCTAGTAAATTAAATGCATCAAAAAATGTTGATGAGTTAAATACTATTGAAGATAACCTATATGCTGGAAAGATTAGTGGTTCAGAGGCTTATAGACAATCCAAGGCATTAGGCATTACATTGCCAGACGAAAAGCGCAAGGCTTGGCTCAATGGTGATTTGGCTGGTGCTAATCCACAGAACTATGGCACATTTGAGTCACAGGCTGACAGAGGTAAGTTGGGCGAGAATGACATAGATACCCTTGCTAAAAATGGTCAGATATCTTGGAATCAAGCAAACAAATTAAAAAAGATTGCTCGTGGCAATGAGAAAGACATGGGCGCTGCTAGACAGTTTATTGACAATACTCTTGGTATTAATGATCCGCTATCGCCAGGCTTAGAGGATTCCAAAGCAAAATCATCTAGAGCCAAAGCAACATTAGCCCAACAGAAACAAGATGCCTTAAATGCTGGCTTGCCATTCAATGCTATGGAAGCAGCTCAAAATCTTGTTAAAGAGAAAGAGATTGCTGATTCTGTTAACGCAAAAGAAACAGCTAGGAAAAGTCTTGAAAACATATCCAAGGAAAATGGTCTTGAGTACAAAGAGAATTGGACTGATGAAGATTTAAGACGTGCT